TTCTTTGACTCGCTAAAGTCATCATAGTAAGGTGAGAGGTTAAAGTCAGTTGGACTTGGCATTTAACTCTCCTAAAATTCTATAACCAGTTTAATATTCTCTGTTTGGTCAGCAGCTCTTGTTATAGGCGCTCTGTTTTCAATGTAAAGAATATCACCAGAGTCAGCGTCAATTTCTGCGTTAGAATATCCATTAGTGAATGCCTGACTGTTAATAGTGCTTGTTGATGTTGTTGGTGTACCGTTAGCACTAGATGATTGGCCTGTAACCACATTTTGGCCACTAAATGCTGTTAAATTTCCATATTGGTCGATACCTTCATCAACATGTCTTGTTTGTATATAATACAAAATACTATTAACTGAATCCCATTCTACAACTTTACCTACTGCACCTGTTGAAGCTTGATTAATTTCTTCATCAATTGTAAATGTTCCTGAAACACCTGAAAGGTTAATTGCTTTTGTACCTCTCAATGTAGTTGATGTGGCAGCTGAACCACCTGAATTCGGATCCCTTATTAAACTAATTTTTCTAAAGTCATTTGAAACTGTAAAGTCACTTGTGTTCGAACTTTCTGTTCCTTCAAGTGATGTATTCATCATTACATAAAACCCACCTAATTCTTCTACTGCATTAAATCCGTGACCACCTTTTGGTTCAATGATTACATCTAATTCTGCACCAACAAGGTTTGTTGCACCTGCTGATACGATTTGTGCATTTGAAACTGTAGCAAAAGTATAACCTGTTCCTGGAGTTGTAACTGTTACTGCTGTTACAGCACCAGAGGTTACTGTTACTGAAACTTTACCACCTGTACCATCGCCTTTAATGTCAATATTTGTATGTGTGCCGTCTGCACCACCTGAACCAGCAGTCTTAATTTTTACAATGTTAATTGCACCGTTAACAGCTGCGGCCGCTACAGTTGAATTTGTTTCAACTGCCATAAAATCTGTTGATAAGAAATTTGATTGTTGAGAAGCAGATAAAGTGTACATATATTTCCACTTATATCCGTCAGCAGTAGAGATAATATCAACATCTACACCTGATGGTTCTACTGTTGAAGCAGTATTGTTATCATTATCTAAACACTTATAAATGTTTCTTGCACTTGTTAATACATAAAAAGTTGAGTCATGTATTGTTGACGCACCACTATTCGCTGTAATAGCCGTTGTATTACCTGTCGCATAATCTCCATAGTCGTGTCTGTAAATATCGTATGTAGTACCTGTTGTCCAGTTTCTTCTTGGAATTGCAAAGGTCACATCTGTAGAAGTAATTTTTTTAGCTGCAATTAAATCATCAAAAGGAAATGTTTGAGCAGTAGTGTTATCTGCTGGTGTGATTGGAGCAGCGTCTGTTCCTTCATTATTTGTTCTTCCGTCTGCTCTTGTAGATACAGCAAAAGGTTGAGGTCTTCCGATACCTAGGTAAAAAGTGTTACCTGCGGCTTCAGAAAAAGCCTCTGAAAACTGTTCACTATTGTGAATTCTAAATCTGTCTGTTATAATTGCTGGCATATTATTTTATTTCTTCCTTAACTATATTTATACAAGTTTTCATTAGCTATATTGTTTCTTGTTTATTAAAATCGTTTTATAAGCATTTTTGACTTCCGTTGTCCAAGCAGTATTACAAGCATTCTGTATTTCTGTTGAAAAACTTGATATATCACTATCAGTCCAAACATCGCTATCGTCTATAGTACCTGGTCCTAAAGTAGACCTATGATGAGTTAAACTAGTTACATTATCATCATCATCTGTTACCGTTGTGGTTGTTCTATAATTTAGAATACCTATACTATCTATTTGCCATTTATCTATTGCTGTTGTTGTTGCCATAATCTATCCTAATCTATGTCCGTTGTGTAAGTAAATGTAGCTTTTAATACTTTACTACCTATTTGACCTCTTGTTAAAGGTACATCATCTGTTCTTGATTTCATACTTCCGCCTGTTCCAGATACCTCTGAATAAATTGGTTCATTGTGATTTACAACTCTTACATTAAAAGAAATTGATTCACAATCATTATCTCCAGAAAAAGGTAATCCACCAAAAGAAGAAGCTTGAGAAGAATCTCCTGGTCCTGCATTATAGGTAGCACTTACATCCGCTTGTACAAATTTACCAATCTTAATATATTTTGCCTCTGCTATAGAAGCAAATCCTATGTTTGTTGTAGGTGTCCATGTTCCCGTTTCAACTGTATTACTACCAAAATGGTGTATATTATTTGCTAAACTTCTTGTTATTGTTCCCATTATAGATACCTTATTGTAATTTCTGCCGAATTTGCCGGCGCCGTTACGAATGTTAGTGTTGTTCCTGAAATTGTATAGTCATCTGTTGGTACTAAACAAATACCATTTACATAAACTAGTAAATCGTCTACCACTTTTCCTGCTGTAATAGTATATGCTGTTGTTGAACCGTTACCTGTATATTTTTGTACTGAAGGTATCTTTTGTCTAATATACACAGTACCATTCATAGCATTGTGTGAAGCACAAACATAGTAACATGTTAATTGGTCACTAGGTACTTCAAAGTATAAAACACCACTCGTTTTGTTTTGTGCATTTACGCCAGTTGTAACTGTACCGTCTGTAGCAACATGTGTTAAACCTGTTGTAAGTCTATTTCCAGAAACATAGTTTCCTGATGTTGATTGTATTACAAAAGGATGTGAACCACTTAAACCAGTTAAATCAAATGCAATGGTTTGACCTTGTTTTGCATAGATTGTTGGATTGTCTGTAGCACCGTAATGTCCAAATCTATATGATGAACTTAAATTATATGTTACTGCTAATCTAACTGCTGTATCTTCATATGTCGCTGTAGATACTGATACATTACCTGGATTAAATCTACCTTGTGCTGAACTCCATATTAATGCTTGTCCGTCTGCGACACCAACAATGTTAACATTTGATAAAGCACCAACTGAAGCATTTTCGTTAATTAGTTTTGTCCAACCACCTGTGTCAGCAACATAAGCTTCATTACCAGTTGTATCATAAGCAAACATTCCTTCGTAAGTTGTTTCATTTGGAAAAGCACCTGTACCTGCAAAGTTAAATCTGATTTTTGAACCTGAAGATGTATTATCAAATACACCTGTAACATTAGCTGATGGAATATTTGTGATTGTGTTATCTGCACCACTTATAGTTTTATTAGTTAATGTGTCTGTAGATGTTTCGGTTACAATTGAACCGTCTGTAGCAAAAGAAACTTTATTGTCGGTAACTGTAGTTGTAATACCTGAACCACCTTCAAAAGTTAAAGTTTGACCTAAACTTACTGCGTCTATAGTAGAGGCGTCATCTTTAATTAATAATGTAGGAAAAGTATTACCAGCACCTGTTAAATTTTTATTTGTTAATGTTTGAGAAGCGGCCGTGTCAACTAAAGTTGCGTCTGAAACCATTGTGTTCACTTCAGCAAAAGTACCTGAAAGAGTATTGTCTGTTAAATCAATAGTTTTATTTGTGATTGTGGCAGTACCAGTTGCTGTCAATAGTGAGGCAGCGTCAGCAGCTATTGTCAATGTGTTACCTGATAACACACTAGTTATAGCATTACCACCTAAAATTTTTAATGTTTCGCCATTAGCAGAAATTGTCGCAACTGTAGATGAATCGTCTGCGATTTTAATTGTACCGTCAATGTTTGTACCGTTACCAATCGCTGTGTAAATTTCATCAAAATTTAAATTGATTTTATTAGCACCTGCACGGAGATTATCACCTGTTCCGTCGTTTGCGTTAGTACCTCGATTTACTGTAAGTTTTGCCATGTTTGCCTGTTATCTCTTTATACTATTTATAAGGTTTCTACGGTGTTGTATCATCAAATGTTAATGTTCCTGAGTCAAATTTAGTTAGTGTGTTACTGAATAGGTCTGCGTTTGTTCCTATTTCACAAGGAAACGCATATTTCATTCTAATTTTACCACCAAGATTACTAGAGGTAAATAAGAATATAGGAACTTGTTGTCCATCAAGAGGTGTTTTAGTACCCTCAATTTTCAACGCACTCAAATTTTGAAATGAGTTTGCATGTGAACCACTATTACTAGTACCAAATGCTGTATTAGCATATTTATTCAATGAACTGTATCTAGGTCCACCGTATGCATAACCACTTCTAATATCATGTACTGTACCTGAACCATCTGTAAATAGATTTCTTGGTCTACTTAAATAATCAATTGTTATGTTTTCTCTAGTTGCCGTCAAATCTCTAGTGTTTGCGTCAAATGGGTCCCTAAAGTCATTACTTACATCTGAATTACCACCTACTTGTGCTTTTGTTCTTAATGATGAACCATCACTATCTGTTCCTAATCTTCTACCGAATACTGTTACGAATAATGTATTGACTAGTGATAATAATGGTGCTTCTAGTGTTCCTGAAGTAACACCTTCAACAGGACCTTTTGCTGTTACAATTATTTTTGATTCAATATCTACTTGTCCTGTAAAGTAAAATCCTGATGTGTGCATTGTTTTTTTAAATGCGTCACGCCATCTTGCGATTGATTGTCCAACTTTAATTACATATGAGTAATCTTGATAATATAAACTATCTTGAATTCTCATTGTTGTTTCAGAAAGTTTACCTCTTTCACTAATAAACGCACCGTCTGTATCTGATACAGCAACGACATTTACCGTGGCTGTTGAAATATCTATTTTTTTAAGTACACATGTTCCATTACTACTTGAGGTAATAGTTTCGTTTAAAGCGAATGTTCCTGATACAGATTTAATTCTTAATAAACCTCTATTACTATCAAAATCTGCAATTTCTCCAGTAGCACTTGAAGTACCTCCTGTAACTGTGTCGCCTTTAATAAACGGAGCAACAATGTTTGTTACAATCATGTTGTTAAAGAAACCTAAAACCGGAGGTGTAGGAGCTGTTTCATAACTTCTACCTAGTGAAACGGTTTTTAGTTTAACGATTTTTCCTATTTCATCACCGTAAGCTTTAACAATTGCACCTGAACCTGTTGATGATGTAACTGTGACTGTAGGTAATGATGTATATTGTCCACCACCATTTGTTAAAAATATCTCTTCAACCGTTTGTAAGCCTGTAAATTTTTCTTGCATAATGACCCTACCTGAATATGGGTCGCCACTTACTGTTTCATCTTCTAAAACAATAGTATCTTCTACGCCTGTAGCTGGTGTTTTACTTCCATTTTGGTCAGCAATACCACCGTTTACGACTTTAATAAACCCGGCCGCATTTTTACCACTTGTTCCTGTGTTTACAAAACTTAATGGGTCGCCTACTTCATAACCTGTACCTTTATTGTCAATTATAATTTCTGTAACTTTTCCTGGTCCAATATCTTCTATTTGAAATAATGCACCTTGCCCACCAGCAGTCAATGTTATAGTATCTGTCGTAGAGTTTAATGAACCATCATTTGTAATATTTTTTGTACCAGGTATACCTGTAATACTAGCTTTGATAAAGTAATCATCTGTATCGGATGTTGTACCTTGTACTTCTTCACCTACAATAAATGCTCCTTGAATACTATCTGCATTTAGAATTAATTGTGTAACTGTAGAGGCACCAATCTGAAATGT